TTTTGTTGTATAGCAAAACCCGCTGGAAGTAGAGAGCCAGCGGGTTTTTCTGTTTTGCTTTGTTTCTCTTATAGAGCATGCCTGACGTGTGATTAGACATGCTGTTGAGCGAAATAAAGCACCTTAACAACGTAGCACAAATTGAGATTAAGCTGATATCAGAAGCTGAATTCTTTTAGTCATCCGGAGAAATAAATGGATTAGTCTTGACGGAGATGATTAAAAGATGAGCGAGGGAGATTATAGGCAAATTCTTAATAGATGTTACTTTGGCTTTATATAAGAATAAATGAGCAGCCAGCGGTGGATGCGTGTCCACCTATGTAGTGTTAATTTTATACCCAAAAACTAACATTTTTCGTCTTACTTTTACTCGCGTAATTGAAATCGAAATGTCAACGTGTCCACCGCTGGCTGCTTAAAAAACAATGAAAAAGGAGAAAAAAATGAAAAAACTTAATATTGAAACTATCAAAACTATCATAATTACTATCTTGATCACAGCGATCATCGCCTTTGTTGGCGGTATGTATTACCAAAAGCACCAGACTGAACAAGTCAAAGCTGAAGCGGCGACAATCGTCAAGAATGTCAAAGTTGAAGTGTCAAAACAGTAGTGGCGGAGAAGCGGCAACCGTCGCTCAAGGAAACAGCCGCACCAAAGGTTGAAGCCTCGCCTACACCTCAAAAACCTGCTGTGGAGGCAGGGCGTGTAGGCGGCTGCGAAAGGTTTCAACCTTTACTTGAGAAATACGACTGGGACGTGCGCATTATGTTAGCGATTATGAGAGCTGAGAGCGGATGCGATCCGAATGTGACGGGCGACACGAGCCTGACATTTACACAAAACGGTCGAACGTATGGATATTCAGTCTCGTTATTTCAGGTAAGGATTTTGCCTGGACGCGAACGCTGTGACAGTCACGATCCAGCGACAAACATATCCTGTGCATACAGGGTTTGGAAGTCGCAAGGCTACAAAGCTTGGTCGGTGTATACGAACGGAAAATATCTCAAATATCTATAAGAAACGGAGGGGGTAAAATGGATGATCCATTTACGATATGGTCAGATGATCTTGTGCCTGGAATGTCAGCCAGGACTATCGTAAAAGATGAGCAGCGCGTCATCGAATTTGATTTGATGGGGCACGCAAAAGCCGTGGTTGGTGTTGGGAGGCACAGCAATGGCAAAAAATGGGCTACGATCTACGAACACGAAGCCGAAAATGATTTGCAAGAAATGGTCCTATTACAATCAATCTTCTATCACTACAAAGTGCATGGCTTTGATTGCGGATATTCGTTTGCCGGTACGACAAAGCTAAAAGGTATCCTGTATCGAATTGGTCTTAAAGAGAGAGAGGAATACAAAAGTGTTTATGATTTGGAAAAAAATAAAACTACTGTTTAAGCCAGAAGATTCTTTTTCTGACACCAAAGACGTATTTCAGAGTAAATTGTTTAATCGTCATATTTATTTTGTTCAGTGGTTTGACTACAAAGGCCGTATGCGGAGAATTTATTGTCAAAACCGCCGAGCCGCCCGGTTAGTGAAGAAGTCTCATAAACGACATCATGCCGAAATTATAGAAATCGTATTGGATAGGGGCTATATCTTAAGAGAGAGGATTGTGTATTAAAAATGGATAACAATAAAGATTTTGCTGATAAAATACAGTATTTTGCAGCGGGTGTTTTAGTAATCTTGACGACGTTGGTGTTCACGCTGCTGGGTGCGGCTATTGTTAAATTATTAATTTGGGTTATTGGCTTATAGATATTGAGAGAAAAGAATGTACATACTGATTTGGATACTATTCATAGCACTAATTCTAATTCTTGTAGCTATTTCAGAACGCGAAATAGCTAAACAAGACGAAGAATGGATGAAGGAGGAGAAGAAGTGGAGAAAGAAGTAAGACCTTATTATGAGGACGACTATCAATCACTAGATGAGGTCGATACAGTAGACTTGCTAGAGATGAAAGAGGGTGCACTAAACGACTTGAATGAGAGTGAGCGTACAATTCATCGAATTAACCAGATATTAGCTAGTCGTGCAATTTATGCCACGCAATTGGAGCTATTTTAAGGATTAAATATGAAACAGTATAAACTTCTAAAAGATTTACCAGGAATTAGAAAAGGCACTATATTGTCGGAAGGCAAGTCGCTTTTTGGCGCAAGGACACTAATAACTAAAAACGATGTAGGTCCTATTTTTATCGGTAATGACCTTTCTGAAGAGCTCTTCGAGGAAATCAAAGAACCAACAGACAGTATTCATTGGAAGCCTAAAATTGGCGATAAGTGTTTTATTCTTGAGAATGCCAATATAAGACCAACAAACTATACTGGAATGTTACGTGATTACAATGCTTGGCATACTGGCAGGGTGTTCCGCACTGAAGAAGAGTGCGAAAAAGCACGCGACCGCGAATTAGCCGAAGTCAGACTACGCCGAACATCAGACTTTAAGCCAGACTTTGAAAATGGAAACGGCGGCTGGCTTGTCGGCTATGACCACGAGGACGATAGGCTACTCGCTGTACCTATTGATTATATTGACTACGGCGAACCTGTACGCTACGCAACCGAAGAAGAAGCTAAAAGGTCTATCAGTGAAAACAGAGAAGATTGGTTAGCTTATCTCGGAATTAAGGAGGACTAAAAAATGGCAGGAACCAAACAGGGCGGATTGAAAGCCGCTCAGAAAAACCTAGCGAATAATCCGAACTTTTACGCAGAAATCGGCGCAAAGGGCGGAAGAAACGGTAAAACGGGAGGATTTGTACAAGACATTGAATGCAACTGCGACTTAATCGACGGTCCTCACTTCGTGAAGAAGTGTGCAGGTAAAAAAGGCGGTCGCATAAGCAAACGTAAATAAACGGGTACAAATTGTACCCTGTAGGAACCAATTTCCCCACTTGGGAAAAATGGTTTAGAACATTAACAATTCAACCACAGAACTGGACAGATGATATGCACAACTCCTTTCTGTCGGCGCACCAAACCCGCCCGGTGCGCTGTCTCAAACCGTGAAACGTTGTGAGCTGGAATTGAAGCAACCTGCAGTGCAACGTGTATCGTCTGTTCAACTGGTAGCACCAACGCACCTTTTTTGTTTACTGGGAAAAAATTGTATGCCTATTTTTCTATTCTACACAACTATCATTTGGTGCTATCAACTGGCAACATCAAACCTTAAAGTAATTAACTCACTTAATGATATACAAATTGGTGTTGTCAACTGGCTATATAAGTGGCGGAATAGGTAAAGATTAACTGACAGCTTAGACTAAGCCTCGTATTTCGATACGACCCCTGGGATGAAAGCAAAAAGCCGCATAATGTAAAATAGGGAAAAGTCAGTTGCGTAATTGTGATGTGACTATACGAGTACTGAAACGACGCTACAGTAGCATTATTGCTAACGCGTGAAGGATTGAAGCCTCTCGTCAAATCATCACTTTATATAGCCAACCCTGGTAACGTGTTCGGGGCGTGAGGGCGGTGCGAGCAATCAGCCGCTTAGCGCGCCATCGGTGTCCTCCTTACAGGTTGCCAGCACCAGTTCTGCGGTTGAAATTAGAACATATAACTAAATAGGAGGGATTGTATGTTTTCAATACATCCAATAGAGGTGATGTGGGCACAAGCCCCATCAGATATTAAAGTGAATTTAGCTCTTAGCCTTATAGTAGAAATACTTAAAATATCAGATGGCGGACGTGCAGAGGTTACCCTTGATGATGGCAGATATGAGATTAAACTTAATAAGTTAGATTGAGAAACGAAATGGAAACGTTAGTTTGGATTTTACAAGCAGTACCGCACGCTATTTTTATCACTGGCTTAATCGTAGCTGGGCATTGGGCAATTAAAAAAATCATTAAGGCGGTAAAAGAATACGACAATGCCTAGAATTAAATCAGCAAAACGTTACAAAGTGTGGGGAACCAGGGGCTTCTGCTGTAAGTTTGAGGACGGATGTAAAGCTGTATACGTGATGGCTAACCGAGTATTCCGTAGAAAAACTCGACAATATCTTAAGCTTGTTAAAAATGGAAGGGAGATAGAATAATGACCCCTAAAGTCGAATGGTGTAATTGGGTGTTTGACTATATGGATACCAATAAATGGAGGGTAAAGCGTGATTGTTGCGATGACGAGATATTGCTTATCTGTGGCGACAGTAAAAACTGGAAAGCATATCAGGCATCTCTAAAGCCGTATCGTGTCGGAGGTTACCCTGATGCTGCCTCAATGTGTCCTAATTGCCACAAGTTTGTAAACTACGTCAATCCATACGACGATGGCGAAACGTGGATGATGTAACGAAATTAAACTAAACCACTAATTTTATAAACCACTAATCTTGTGGACATAGGTAAAGGAGATCAATTCATTATGACACGCAAAAAAGCCAAGTCAAGTGAACCGACACAAAAACCTAAGCTAGCATTCCCGTGGTCAACGCAAGATGGCTATTTTAACGGTGATATGTTTGAAGACTGGCTCAATTCAAAGCTCGATCCTGACGATCCATACTTTAAGTTGCAGCGAATGATCAAAGCCAGAGAGACAGCCATTTATAGCCAGTTCGTAGATGAAGCCATCAAGATATTAAAAAATCAGTGTTGGATAGAGGGGGGATCTAATGATTTACGAAGCAGAAATTGAGCAGATTATAATGGGAAAGCTCTTTATTAAAGCCGACAGTCTTGAGCAAGCAAAACAAGTCGCCGAGCGATGCGTACAAGACGAACAAAACCTCGTAGATGTCGATTTTGACGAGATTTGGGGCTATGACGTTAGAGATGTGTCAGAGTCAGATTCCGCTGGTGATGCAGAGGTTATTAAAGCGGAGGACATGTTATAATGCGTGAACTAAAAGTTAGAGCTTGGCACAAGCGATATAAACAAATGCACAATGTTTCGATGTTACAATTTGATTATGATAGAACTATTTGTGCAGCTGTCATTATAGAGAAGCCTTTCAATGACCAGAGGCTTGCTAAGATAGACGACCTTATTATCGAGCAATTCACAGGATTGAAAGACAAGAACGGTACAGAAATCTATGAGGGCGATATTCTTATAGACGACACTGGCGAGCCTGTTGAGTATTGGGTTGTCAAGTTTTCTGATGGTGGATTTGTAGGCGAATGTGCAGGTGTGACTGAGCCTCTCTTTGAACTAGCAAACCTAGAAGTCGTTGACAATATTCACAAAGACCCTGAACTAGTGGAGGAGAAATAATGACGAAGATTAAATTCGATATCGTGGGTCAGGTTCCTAGTAAGAAGAATAATAAACGGATTTTGAAAAATTCACGTACTGGTAATAGATTTATTGCCAACAGCGAGAAATTTAACAATTGGCACGAAACAGCCATGAAAGAGATGTGTCTTTCCTCTAAGGCTCGTAAGTTTAGAAACATGAAATGGAGGGGTCCCTTAGAAGTAATGATGGTTTTTTATAATAAAGACAGAATCCGTCACGATCTCGACAACATGGCAAGTAGTATACTCGACCTACTAGTTGATGCTGGTTATTTAGGAGATGATTGCTGTGGAATAGTTAACCGCCTGATAATAAGTTTTGGCGGTGTTGATAGAAAAAATCCTCGTGTGGAAGTGACTATAACAGAGCTGGCGGAATAGCTGATTTATGTTATAATAATAAAAGTTATATTGGAGGGCAGCAGTGATGAATTTGGAAGGCAGTGAAAATTATGGCTATGATGAATGGTTAGAGTTTTTTAGAAAAATACCTGCTGCTGAGCTGATTGATTCTATAGAAGAACTAAAAGCGAGACTTCCTGGCGATGGATATGCAGCCGCTATGCGCTGGATTGATATCTTTGATAATCCTGGCAAAATGGACAAGCTTTATAAGGGCAGGCTCGACAAAGAGATTGAAACTGACATTATGGATCTTGCAATCGGTGATGATGACGAGAAGTTTTATGAAAGCTTGATCCGTCAAAACGTTGAACAGCTCACCTCGTCAAGTATTTCACAGCAAGAAGTGGCGAGGTTGTCTCAGAATATCAATATTTTTAGAAAAGAACTGCAGAATATTCGGTCTCGTCGTCCAAAATCTGGTTCGGTCCTGGAAAAGGTCCTAGCAAAAGCGGCAGCGCCCTCTAATGCCGCGAAAAAAGCAAAAAAACCAACCAAATCTACATCTAAAAAGGCTAAAACCGCACCTAAGGCTGTAGGAGCGACGAAAAATAAAAAGGTGATTAAGGATACCTCTAATGCCGCGAAAAAAGCAAAAAAATAACCAAATACCGCGGATTGATTTATACAGTCCTGGCAATACTGAAAAAGCCGAGCTTTTATTTGAGCTGCTCGATGAATATGGCATGACACTGCTTGAATGGCAGCGTTTGGTACTGCGCCGTTGGCTGGCTGAGGATGAGGACGGTAATTTTGTCAATCTTGATTGCGGCTTGAGCGTGCCTCGCCAAAATGGCAAAACTGAGATTATTGTAGCGCGGATTATCTATGGTATTATTTTTCGCAAAGCTAAAGGACTGTTTACTGCTCAACAACAGAATACAGTTGATGTTGTTATTAAACGTGTGCAAGATTTTTTCTATGAAAATGAACACCAAGAAATATTCAATTTATTAACGCCGAGATTCCGTAAAAAGCCAAGGAACTATAAGTTTATCGAATTTTTGAACGGCGCTGAGTATCATTTTTACACTAGAACACGTATGGGTGGTTTGGGATCTACTAACGACGATCTAATATGTGATGAGGCTGCAGAGATGCTTGATTCACATCAATCAGCACTAGTGCCAACGACTGCATCAGCCAAGACAGGCAACCCTCAAATTATCTACGCCGGAACGCCGCCGATGGCTGAAACTGTCGGTGAGGTGTTTGCTAGAAATAGACGAAATAAGCTAGAAGGTGCTGCTGGTGTTTGGACTGAGTGGGGTGTTGAAAAGATTACTGACGTACATGACAAGGAAGCTTGGTTGGACACCAATCCATCGCTGAACATATTTTTGCTTGAAAAGGTGATACAGGCTGAAGCTGACAGTATGACAATAGATGACTTCAATCGTATGCGGCTTGGTTGGTGGGATGGTATTGATAATAAGCGAGCGATTAAACAGTCAGACTGGGATGACCTTGCTACTGAGAAACCTGACTTTGATGACGGCTTTAAGCCTGTATATTCTGTAAAGTTCCCACCAAATAGAAGCTCGTGGTCCCTAGTAGTTGCGCAGCCACTAAAAGATGGTCGTGTACATGTCGAGGTGGTGATGAGCCGCCCGATGAGCGAGGGGTTTCATCGTTTATCGAAATGGCTGATCGAGCGCTGGAGGCAAGCAGCAGTGATTATACTTGATGGAGCGACTGGAGCGCCGATACTGTTTGAGGAGCTTACAAAGGCTGGCATTCCTAAAAAGCGTATCATCCTGCCGACTATGAAAGAGGTGGTGGCAGCACATCAGTTTATGAGAGACGCTATTGATAGAGGTGAATTATCTCATTACGACCAACCGCTATTGAATCAGACGGTCCGTATAACAAAAGAGCGGTCATTTGGTCGATATGGTGGCTTTGGTTGGGAGAGTATGACTGATAAATTATCAACCGCGGCGCTCGACGCTGCAACGTTTGCTTTTTGGGGACAAAAGGTATTTCCGAAAAAACAGGTTACTGCTAAGGATAAAAAGATGAGAGCTGATCGCTGGCAGCAAGTGCTTGGCAATATCGGTCAGTCCTAGAGTTTTCCACAGGTTCACCAAAAAATCTCTGACTTTTTTCCATAAAATGTATGTAAAACGCTTGCATTATGCAAGCAACTTTGCTATAATTAAGACAGTCAAGCGAGGCACATTAACAATTAGAGGATATAACAATGAAACTAATCACAATAAAAGCTTTTATCGGCAGTAATAATAAGACTAAAAAACTTGAGGTCGACAAGATAATATCAACTGTAAACGCTAATCACGAAGCTTTCACTCTACAATATCCAGTCATCGGATGTTGGAAAGGTGAGGTAGAAGAAACAGCAGTACTCTATCTATCGGGCGAACAACAAAAGGTGATGAACACGCTCAGCGAATTAAAAGAGGTGTTAGATCAAGAAGCAATCGCCTACCAGATAGAAAATGATTTACAACTAATATAAAACTAACGCCTCGCTTGGCGCTAAGGTCCTCTAAAAAGAAAGGAAATGCTATGCCAATAGTAAATCAAATTATAAAAAAGAATGGCAAGATTATTAAATCTAAGGTTGAGATACCTACACCAGTTTACAATGTCAGAATTAAGCAGGAAGTGTATGAGCGGCTTGTGGTGCTTGCTGCTGAAAACGGTCGTAGTGTAACTGGTGAGATAAACTACAGGCTTGAGCAGTCGCTCAAAAAGTAGTATTATGACTGGGCGATTGTTGTGATTAGCAGTCGTTGTTATATAGCGCTCTGTTTGTCAGAGCGCTTTTCCTTTTTGCTAAAACAAGCCCCACTCTACCAAGCCCTTGAATTTGGCGTAGGGTTGATATCATCTGGCAAATCATCCCCCGGCATCTTTGCCCCCTTGCGCCTGTTGCATATCCTGTGAGTAAGCTGTAGGTTATCTATGTCATAAGGCGAACCACCACGAGAAACTGGTATGATCTCGTCTAGTTCTGGTGACATCGGGCTACCTGCGGCTAAAGTCTTGTCGACTTCGCGACCACAAATGCCACAAGTATCTTGCATAGCATAAACTCTTTTGCGCAAATCCTCTCGCAGTTTTGGGAACTGTCGTCGTGGATCTTTAGCTGTTGCATACTTCCTACGCTGTGCCATAAACTTATTATAAAATAGTATGATACTTTTGTAAAAATATTGACATAGTATAATTTTATGGTGGCGGGGAGGGTGTATATCCCGGTCCCAGAGGCGCCAAGCGCGGTGAGTGGGGCTATTTTCACGCGAGAAAAAAAACGAGTTTTTCTGGCGGGTGCGTGGGTGATTGATTTAAGGGGTAGATGATGGTATAATATGGGTATTATGACGGAGGGACAGCGTGACTATTTGGCTGATCTGGCACTACGCAAAGGTGTGGTGTTGGAGGACACCGACAACAAGTCGGTTGCCTGGGCGAGTAAGAAAATTGACGAGCTAAAGGCGATGGATGACGCTGAGTTTTTAGAACCGACACCAGAGTTTTCAAAAAAGGTTATAGCTACCGTAGATAATATCATCAAGGGGATACGAGCGTGGATTTTTCAGAAATAACGCTGGATGTTGCTGGCGATATTAATAAGGCTATAGCGGCTATTTTACATGAGGGTATTTCGCCAGATAAAAAAATAGAGTTGGTAGCGGATGTACTGAAGCAGACTGGACGCGAGCTGCATAGCAAGCTGTATTCACTATCAAGCGAGGTGTTTGGCTCGGCGGCAATGCTGAGCAGCGGATATGGTGCTGAGATGGCTGATCAGGCGGAACGGCTGGCAGTGAAGATCGTGCGCAACAGCGCGCTGAATCGGCAGACTGCCGCGATGCTGCTGAAAGAGTATTGTGATGTGGTGTTGGCGGCGGCGCAGCACGAAGCTTTTACGAATGCAAAGTCTATGCAAAAACACCCGACATTGACACGGCGCGCTAATGTCGGCAAGCCGGACTGTGCGTGGTGTCAGAAAAAGGCTGGAGTATATGTTAATCCGACGAGCGATGATTTCAAGCGGCACCACAAATGCGACTGCGTGTTTGAGGTGAGCGGCTATAATTCACGCAATGGCGTGCTAAAGAATTTTAAGAAAGGATAACTATGATCGGCATAGATATTGAATTTAAGAACAGACCTAATGAAGACGGCACGCTGTCGAGTTTTACGATCAAGGATTGCCTGGTCTCGCAGACGAGTACGCCGACCGCAGCCAAGCCTGAGGTGATGGTTCATATTCCAAAGACGAGCAGCGAGACTGTCGATGGCGCGTGGTTTGATTACAAAGGACACTCGTATCACGTCGTTGGTACGACGGTACCGTTGATTAAAGAGAACACTCCGTCTAGGTGGGACAGATATTGCATCGCGCAGCGGATATATTAAGACATCCTGTTGTAGATATGTGTACAAAATGGTATAATATAGTAAATAACCAAAGGAGGGTATTATAATGATTATTCGTAACAAAGAATCTGGCGAAACGATTGAAGTGATGGATGGCACCATTATTGCTGAATCTGCCTGGGAAGTAGTGAAGTCAGAGGGAGAGTTCGTAGAGGCTTCCGATGATAAAGACTCCGAAATTGAAGCTGATACTGAAGTCGAAACTGAAGATGCTGGCAAAAGTAAGAAAAAGTGATATAATATAATCATTACAACGCCACGCTTGCGGCAAATGCGGATAAATAAACTATTTATTCGCATTTTTTATGGCAGAACTCAAAGACTTTACCACTAAAGAAAAATTAGCCGAAGTATGGCGAGCCTTGGACATTGATGAGGAAAGGCGGGCTGAGGCGCTTATTCATGCAGCATCTGCTCAGTTGCGGCTGATCGCTAAAAACAACAATATTGATCTGGATGAAATCATCGAAAAAGACACTAACAAAGTATTTGCTGATTCGGTAGGATTTGTAGTGTTGTCAGCCGTGAAGCGTGCCATGCTGACGCCTGCGGATGCGCCACCAGCCACGCAATGGTCGCAGTCAGCAAGCCCATATTCAGAAAGCATGACATTTACTAATCCTGCTAGCGACTTATATTTTAAGAAAAGCGAACTGCAGATGCTGGGCTTAAATAAGATATCTGGTAAATCGCAGATTGGTTTATTGAGGGGAGTTAGGTGATGATACTGGATAATTGGAAGTGGGTTTATTCACAGCTTAATAAATCGGTTGGTAAATATCCGTTCTATGATGGTACGTTCAGCTACAGCGACTACGAGACGAGTAAAATTGCACGATTAATCGCTAGGCAACATGTTGGCTGGGGTAGGCGTGCTGTTGAGATGCGCGCAAACAAAACGCGGTTTGATAGGTTTGAAAATGACACTATCGGGCTAAATGAGATCCTGGATGAATACAAGGTGCGCGAGGCGTTTGATAATCTTAAAGAGGATATTCTGGTATGTGGTATCGGCTTTTTGGCTTTGGCAGGTGACAAGGTGATGCCGTTTACTGCTCTGGAAGCGACAGGCGTGTATGATTGGTATACGCAAAATCTGAAGTCTGGCGTGGCGGTGTTCCGCCGCAGTAGCACACCGAGCGTTATCGATAGTCCCGACAGCTATATGCAATTCTTTAGTGATAAAACTATAGTGTATGAGGACGAGACTCTGAACGAATACGATAATCGCACTGGACGACCGCTGATGACGATGTTGACACACAAGGCAACGACGCGCCAACCGTTCGGTAGGACGGTGTTGGTCCGGTCGTCGCGTGACGCATTGATTGACGCCAGCCGTACGGTTCGCCAGGCTATTGTTGCGGCGTATCACTACAACACCAAAGTCGATATTCTACTGGGTGTCGATAATGAGACAGACGTTGACGTGATCAAGTCGCAGACAGGCGATATTCTGAAAATTACGTCGAACGAGAACGGTCAGATACCGCAAGTGGCGCAGTTTGCGCAGCACGCTATGGCACCGTTTAACGATTCGCTTTTGATGTCGGCGCGTAATTTTTGTGCTGATACGAAGCTGTCGTTGAATAATTTGGGACTGTCAAGCAACGCGCCGCAGTCGCCTGAATCATTGGAGATTGTCGGCGATGATCTACGCGAAGCGATCATTGAGTGGCAGAAAGAAATCGGTAATCAGCTTAAGCACTTCGCAATGACGTTGTGGATGTACAAGAATAATGTTACGAAAATAGACGATAATTTACGTCAGAAGCTTGACGCTATTTTACCGGTATGGTTGCCAATTTATCGGTCCGATATCAGCAAATTTGGCGACGGTCTAAATAAGGTCGCGCAGGTGGCGCCAGGTATCGTGATGCAACGGTCGGTATGGCGTAATGCAGGATTATCGAGTAATGAAATTGATCAAGTTATCACGAGTATCGTCGATAATTTACAGAACGATTCAAAAACTAAATAAATACTATAATTATGGCTTGTGATTTTGTAAAGTATGTATTATAATATGGGTACGTATACTTTTGACGGAGGGAATAAAAGGGTGACATATTACACCAAAAACGACGCAGGCGAATTTACAGAAGTCAACACAGACGATATGTTTAAGGAACGCCACGAGCGCTGGGTCAAGAACGAATCAGCAAAGATTCGCGAAGACGTAGAAAAATCAGTGCTTGACGAACTTACAAACACTATCACTGAAAAGGCTGAGAAAGACGCTAAGGAAAAATATCAACCTCAGATTGACGATTTGACGTCGAAGAACAAAGATTTAGAGACGACAATTCTACAGAAGACCATTGCCGCTGAGTATGGCTTCAAGCCTGGCACTGAGAAATATCTTGGTACTGGCACAGAGGAAGATATGCGCAAAGAAGCTGACAACCTGAAAGAGAAGTTTGGGGGCGGAGCAACCGCACCGAACCGACAGCAACCAGGTAAAGCTAGCGCGATTCAGACGCGTACAGGTGTAAAGGTTACGATCTAATTAACCTAACTATTATCCAAGGAGGGTAATATTATGGCAGTAACTGATCTGCACACACTTGATATTGCTGAGCCGCTTGATAAGATGTTCTCAACTGGCGGCACTTTCTCAGGAGCTGTATTGTCTTTAGTTCCTGAAACACCGACTATTAACATTGGCGAAAACAAGCCGTTTGTGATGGAAGGTCGCGCTCGCGGTGCGCTTGTCCATGAAGGCGGTGCAAAGCCTGACAACGGACGCAAGGTAGTATCTAAGCCGTTCACGACAGCGAAGTTGGTCTATTCGCAGCGCGTCACTGAAGAGTTCATGCGTTGGACAGAAGCAAAACAGGCTGACTTTATTAGCCGCCTGGTTGACAACTGGCTAACAAAGTCGTTGGGATTAGATTTGGATACTATCGTGCTACATGGTATGAATCCATCTACTGGCACAGTTGACACTGAGTTAACCACCTACATGACTAAAGCTGGCTCAAGCATTCTAGTTCCGACAACCGGTACTACTGCGACAACTCTTGATACAGACTTTGCTACGGCTGTAACAGAGCTGGCGGAGCAGAATATCAATGGTGTGGCTATTTCAAGTGATGCATCCAAGCTACTCTCAACGGTTATCGAGGGTAACCAGAAGAAATATCCAGAGTTGGGTGTGTTCGGCTTGAGCGGTAATATGTTGGCTGGAAAACCTGCTGCAACATCACCAGAAGTTGCGCGTGACAAGAAAACTAAGCTGGTGCTTGGTGACTGGAGTCAATTGCTTCTCGGCTTCGCTGGAGTAGCTGAATGGCGCGTTCACACCGCTGGTGACTTTGATAATACAGGCAAAGACTTGGCTGGACACAATCAAATTGGTATCCGCATGGAGTTGCCGTTCGGCTTCCAGATTTTGGACACTAAGGCGTTTGCTGTTGTGAAGGCGGCGTAACATGGGCAACGACAAGAGCAATATTGCGATCGGTCTGCCTAACCCGAAAGGCGCTCTATATTGGGCGCCTCTGGGTACAACGCTACCAACTGACGCCACCACACCACTCGCAAGCGAATTCGTGAATCTGGGTTATGTGACTGAAGATGGTCTGACCTCAACGACGGCAGAAGAGGGAGATGACATTAAGGCTTGGGGTCCTGAGACTGTCGCCCGCAACCAGACAAGCTACGGACGTAACTTTACGTTTAACCTGCTAGAGTCATCGCGTGTATCAGTCTTGCAGTTCCGCTATGGTAAGGGCAATGTCAAGATTGAAACTGATGGCGCAATCACCATTGATGACACTGGTGAAATCTTGCCTCACGGTGTGTTTGTCTGCGAAACTATCGAGACTAACAGCGGCGGAGTCCGACGTCACCGTCAAATTCTAGGCGACGCACAGTTTACTGATCGTTCTGGCGACATGACGTTCAACAACTCAGATGCTATCACTGTACCGGTATCTCTGACTGCGTATAAGTTTGCGGACGCCGCTGGCAAATTGGTGTATGTAAAGGAGTACTACTCTAAGAAATCCTAGAGATCGGGAAGAATACACGCAGAAAAACGACTTGCAAAATAGTCGTTTTTTTGTTATAATATGTATCACGTAATTCTTATGGAGGGATAATATGGCGAGTGAGCCAAAAAAGACAATTGAACTTTGGGATGGATACACCGTTGATGTCAATATGCAGCTGATGGACGACTTTGATTTCATTAGTGACTTATCTGAAGCGCATCGAACTGGCAATATCTCTGAGCTAGTGACTATGTACATGGCTTTGATTGGCGGCGATAAGGTTTATGATGACATCCGTGCTTATATCGAGAAAGAATATGGTTACTTCTCGCAGAAAGCGCTACTAGAGATTACGGCGAAGGTGGACGAATGTTTCCCAAAAGCTGGCAATCGGGCGCAGCGGCGTTCGTGGAAGAATTTAGTCTAGTTGAAGCTGATTTCCAACAGTATTACCATCTGAACTTATTAGAAGCTTGCCCGATTGCCGACGGACGTCGAAGCGGTTTCTTACGCTATGCTAGGCTATTTGAGAATTTGCCAGTAGAAAGCAGGATTTTCCGTAAGCTATTGCCAGCAGCTAGCTGGACATGGCGCGACGAAACGTTGAGCCAAATACTACAAGAGCTGAATATACTCACAACATTGACTTATAATATGAATAAGCGCAAAACTGCTAAGCCTGCCAAAGCTATGAAGAAGTTTGAGCCAGAGTATGTTGCTGAAATGCGTAAGCAGCTTGATAAAGATCGTAAGAAACAGCAAGCAGAAGAGCAGGACGACTTAAAAGATTTATGGCAACATCTGAACCCGAACGCGCAATATCAGGACTAGCTGATCAGTTTATCAAGAGCCTTAGCAATTTCAGCGTCGGTGAAGTTGATTGTTGACTTTTTCTTAATGAACAAGCGTAAACTACGAATGACATCAGGTGACTTGATAGCTTTTCTCATATTGTCTTCGGTCAATGCATCAAATCGCTTCCAGTACTTGTCCAGATCGCCTTTTAATACAGATTTCTTAGTAAGGTTGACTAAGTGCTTAGCAGCAGTGCGGATTGTTGACAGATTTGTTAGGTCATATGCGAAGATACGCTGCGAGCGAATCGGCTTCTCAAAAATGACACGGTGCAACTCAATACAGCGACCATTTGTCAGAATGACCCAGTCAACGCCTTCGTTTGAGGCATAGTCAACCGCTTGTTTTAAGTGTCGTTCATTTAGATCGATAGAAGTTGCTTTGGCTTCAACAATAAAATGAATCTTCTTATTTAGTTGTACGACATAGTCAACGTAGGTGCCGCGTATCATATGCTCAGTCTTTATCTCGTCAATTAATGTGTATCCAAGCACAGTGCTGAGTAAACTATTAACCATCAATCGCGCTGTCGATTCATCAGCGTTGAGATTTTCCTTTTTTGTTAAATATTTTTTGCGATATTCGCGTAATGCTTTTTCACAAGCTTTCTCTTGAAACTCTGTAGACATAATATCCTCTTTTATCTTAAAACTTGCATTTATTGTAACAATAGTATACTCAAAATGCAAAATAATATACTATGTGATATTATGTAGATATGTCAAATGTAGATTTTATTCTTGATAAATCTGGCGGCGCAGACATACTTCGCAACAATCCAGGTATAGCGCAAATCCAGATGCAGAATATGAATCGTATTCTGGATACAGTGAGAGCGCAATTTGTAGTGGAGTTTGGCTTTGAGGGAAACTTTGAACTTATGACAGAGCCGACGGCATTTCGTCAACGAGTGATGATTAAGGCTGCTGACAAGCGGACTGCTGGCGCGTTGAAAACTAAGCCAGGTTGGTTGGGGTCTTTTGTCAAAAACCTCAGCATATGATATAATATAATCATTACAACGTCACGCTTACGGCAAATGCGGATAAATAAACTATTTATTCGCATTTTTTATGGCAACTTCAATCGGTACAGCATGGATTCAGATAAAGCCCTCTCTCAAAGGGGTTTCTAACGACGTCAAGAAAGCACTTGGTGACGCTGGTGATGGTGCCAGCAATAACTTTGGCTCTAAATTTAAGAGCAGTTTTTTAGCATCATCTAAAGCGGCTTTTGGTGAAGCGTTTTCAGAGTTTGGCAAACGATCTGATGAAGCGTTCTCTAAATTTAAGTCACTAGCAGCTGGCGCGATGGTCGGACTGGGAGGTATTGCTACATATGCTGTTAAGCAGTTCGCTGAGTATGAGCAGCTCGTTGGTGGCGTGGAAACACTCTTCAAGAAGAATTCGGGTGAGGTGGTCCAATACGCTAAGAATGCATACAAAACAGCTCAGTTATCGGCTAATCAGTATATGGATACTGTTACGAGTTTTTCTGCGTCGCTATTACAGGGATTAAAGGGTGATACCGCTAAAGCCACGAAGATAGCAGACATGGCTATCACTGACATGGCTGACAATGCAAATAAAATGGGTACGTCGATGGAATCGATTCAGTACGCATATCAGGGATTTGCAAAGAACAACTACACCATGCTCGACAACTTGAAGCTGGGTTATGGTGGTACTGCAAGTGAGATGGCGCGCCTTATTAACGATAGTGGTGTGATGGGTAAGACGTTTAAGGCGACAGCTAAAAACGTCAGCAGTATTCCGTTTGATAAGGTTATCGAGGCTATACATAATATTCAAACTAAGCTTGATATTACTGGCACTTCAGCTAAGGAGGCGTCATCGACTATTAGCGGTAGCTTTAATGCTGCTAAAGCCGCTTTTGATAATATGCTGACGTCATTAGCTGATCCAAACGGTAATTTTGAAGAGTCGTTTAACATATTCCTAGCCACTGCAAAGCAATTCTTACAGAATTTGGCGCCAGTCATAAAAAGCATGCTGAAGACTGTTTTTGAGGAAATCAAAAAACAATCGCCAGAATTAGCTCAGGGATTAAAAGATGCTGTAGATACAATTCGCAAGCTATTTGACTTTGCTAAAAATAATCCAGAGCTAATCGCTAATATTGTAAAGTTAGCCGTTGGATTCAAGGCTTTGCAGATAGCTACAGGCGGTGCGCGTTCTGCGCTTGATACATTAAAGCCGTGGGCAAAGCTAGGTAAGGGTATTTTCACTGGCGTCATCGGCGGCGCTCAGACGCTGATAGGTAAATTCAAAGATCTGAAGGCTGCTAAAGGTTCAGTTGATGCTGTGACGAAAACAATGGAGGGCGCTGGCAGCGCAGTCGGCACATCTGCTGACACGGTGGCTGGTGGCGTAGATAAGTTATCGTCTGCGGTAAAAAAATCGCCTAAGGAGTTCACTTTTGGTAAAAGTATGGCTAACTTCTTTAAGGAAATGGGGACTTTGGCTGGTGGAGCTGTGCAGGGTGCCTGGAAGCCAGTGACGGAGTTTTTCAAAGGTGCAGGCGAGACTGTTGCTGGATTCTTTAAGGCGCTGGCGTCGCCGGATGTGTTGGTGGGCGTGCTGTCATTCACAGCAGCTGCTGCTGGTGTGGCAGCCGCAATCCTGCTAATCGGCGGTGCGCTTGGTATCGTTTCGCCAGGACTGAGAGATTTTCTGAATATGGTAGTAATCCCGCTGGCAGCCTTTTTGGTGGGAACATTTTTGGTCGTGCTGTCTGCGGTTACTATCACTATAATCAGACTAACCAATGAAGCTGTCATACCGCTCACAAACGCAGTAGCCGGCGGTCTGACCGACGTGTTCAATTCAATCGGCGGCGTAATTGATAGTGCTGGTAATGCTATATCGCGAGTGGTGGATTCTATATCGAATGGAATATCCAAAATCATCAACTCTATCGCTAACTTGATCAGTTCTGTTGGTGGACAGGACTGGTATGGCACCGGCTACGGCATCACACGCAACTTTACTGCTGGATTGTTAGACGGCATGATTGATTTACTACAAGATTCGCTGAATAAAGTGATTAATAATATCATCAATATTCCTGGTATCGGTAATGCGCTAAAAGCAGTTGGCGTAAAGGCTAACCCAGTCAATTTATCCGGCTTTAAGCTGGGCAAGCGCGCTAAGGGTGGTCCAGTATTCGGTCCTGGCGGTCCAACTAGCGATTCAATTCCAATGTTGCTGTCAAACGGCGAGTATGTCATTAAGGCGTCATCTGCACGTAAGATTGGCTACGACAAGCTGAATGACATAAACACGACTGGCAGCGCTGGCAATACGTTATATCAGACTATTAATATCAACGGTTATAATCGTGATCCAAAAGAGCTTGCTGACGAAATTAGTAAAATAATCGCCTTGCAAAAAGGGAGGGTGATGGGATGATAACTTTACGTGATAAATTTAGCTTGGTGGCAGTAGTAAGAGATGATGGCGAGCGGCTTGATCTTACCGGTTCTGAGGTAAGACTGAGCGCTGATAATAGCTTACTGCAACGACCAGACCTCGACACTTCAGACATAGACTACACAGACACTGATGGCGGCGAAATGATTCGTCAGCGACTGTCTACCTACACTCAATCGATCAATGGACTGATCTTGCCTAAAGAGAGTGGCTTCTGGAAGCTATACAGTATGATTAGTAGCTTTTTTGCCGCTAATCATACATTTACCTTGGTTTATGGAAAACGAGATGGTCAGCTATTTGCTATTAAAGGGGCTTGGCGGAGTAGCGGCTTAGATTTGCCTGTGCCAGCAGATGAAGGCAATACGACATTTTCAACCGAATTCAAAGTAGGCAACTCAGTCTTGTTTGAGTATGCTGAAGGTAGTGATGGACATGAGGTGTATTCAAATAACGTAAAACTGGGTCGCGTCTCAGCCGCAACTGGCGGTGAGGTTTGGGACAGCAAAGGGCAAGTATTTGATACAGTTGGCGAGGTCTGGGCTGGCGCAAGCGGTGGGCTAAGCAGCGTGTTCGTTTCTTCAACCGTTAAGGTTTATCCCGTCTGGGTCTTGCGAGGTCCTGCCGTCAATCCATCAATTCAGAATAATACGACAGACACATCGGCAACTTACCATGGCAGCATATCATCAACTCAGACGCTTGTTGTTGATTTTTCGACCGGTGAGGCGCGACTAAACGGTGCTATCGTTTCAAGGAATGTCATTGGTCAGCTATTAATCGCTCCGGGAAATAATTTAATTGGATTTGATGTGGAAAGTGGTGAAGCCACAACATCAGAGTTGGAGTGGAATAATGTCATTGGTTAATTCAGATAAAAAACACAAGCTATTGCTATATGTTGGCGATACGCTAATTGGCGACTTCAATAAGTTTGCTCAAAATCGAGCGCTGAGCGAGGCGTTAAAAAGCGAGTCAGATTCAGCGACAGCTGATCAGTTTACTTTTAGTATCAGCTGGTCCAAATTCAAAAAACATGCAAAAATACGACTGGACGACAACCCAGAGTCTTTACTGCGTGTCGGTAAAACTCACATGGTATTTTTGGTGGACGGGCTACCTCGATTTTCTGGTTTTTTGGCGACTAGACCGGCGCGTAGCGGATACGGGTCTGATCAGCAGCTAGACTTAAAGTTTTTTGAACACTTTGCAAGGTTAAGCGGCGATTTGGTGTGTGATAAGAATAACACGCAGTCACCTCACCGCGCCTTTTCAAATACACCTGGGCATGTCTTTGTTCAAAGCTTGATTAGCGAGTTTATTACCAGAGCGAAAAATGCCGGCGAGAATATCAGGTGGAAATTTGGCATTGTGAATGAGCTTAGGTTGAAAACCGTTGAATATAATGATTTTCAGACGGTTAGTAAGGCGCTGTGCGATGCGATGAATAATGAAACGGGGACTGGAAAATTTGACGTGGTTTTTCGTGTCAACCCAGACAATCATAACGAGCAGATTATTGATATTCTCAAACCGCGTGGCAGCCGCAAAAATATCATCATAAAATATCCGAGTGACGGAGTCTACAAGTTATGGGCTAGCGGCTATGCGGTTGAAGAGTCTGCTGACTATGCTAGTGATGTACTGATTGCTGGCAATGGGCAGGTTGGCAATCCTGAAACTGGTGAGGACACTGCTGAGCTTGCCAGTGCTAGCAATCACGCGGCTGTTCAAGACAACTGCTACTGGCGAGTTTATGAAACACAATCAAGCCTCAAATCTCAAGCGGCAGTTGCAGAATATGCTCAAAAATCTTTAGCGCAGCGCAGCTTTGATTCGTTGGTCCCGCAGATAAAATTGGTGGGACGTCCTATTGTTTGGGGAGATTCAGTTAACGAAAACAATGGATTGGCGCTTGGCGATGAGTTTCGATTTCAGGAAGAAAACGATGATGGCAGTGACTTCAGCGGTTGGATGCGGATAATTGCGATGGAAACGAGTTGGGATAATCAAGGCGTTGCTACTGTGACGCCACGCCTGAAAAGGGTTGAATAATGTTCAATGATAATATTACGCGTCGACTAATGTCAATCGAGAATGAGCAGCGGTCCCAAAAAGTCGCAGCGCCGTTGAATTATGGACAGCTATCTCAAAATAATCTACAGACCGCCACCTGGAGTGGTTTTATTAGCCAATACCTGGCGCCAGACAAGACGGCGACAGCTGAATGGGAGATTGTCTTTCGACGTTCTGACGGAGTCAAAAAACCGCCTCTGGTGCAGCTGTCATACGATCATGATCAAAACCCTCATACATATCCAGGTGCGACAGGTAGAGATCCAAACGCTGATGATGAATACGGTTGGTGGTTACAGACTAAAGAGATTGGCGAAGATTATGTTAAATTCGCGATAATTATAGATGGATCTGCGTGGTTTTTCCCAGACCGCGATGGTGCCCACTGTGATTTAGTCGTGCAGGCGATATCACCTGTCGCTGGGACTTTGTCGATGAGGAGAGTTCAATGAATCTTGAAAAGTGGTTAGATAAGCTGGAGCGCGAATCGAAGGCTCTTAAGCAAGGCTTTTATCAAGCGGCGACTAAAATTCCACTGTACTCTCGCAGTGCAAAAATAACGACTATACCAAATACGCTATCCGGTTATTGGAGCGTTCCTTCTAATGGCACCGAAAGGGTTTTAGTGACATTAACCACTAAAAAAAGAATTCCTACAATCGCTCAGTTGGAGCTGAAGGCTAGTTCAGGCTCGGTTTCTCGTGTAAGGCGCACAAATTATGCTCATGGTGCACAGTGGGTGATTTATCGATATGGGCTTGATCCGTGGCAGCCTACTACTTATGATGTCGTTGTTCATTCGATGCTTGATGGTGATTTAACGTTGAAAAATATAGGAGCATAAGTGGTATGAATGTAGAATCAAGGATTAGAACACTTGAAAATGAAAATGCTGCCAGGAAAGTTATATACCCGGTCGCGGCTTCGTTGGTTGACTTTATTCTGCAGGTTTCACAGGTATTTCATGTTCGTGGTGGCGGGAATACTATAATTGACGTGGTGATTAAATTTACTCCGGATATTAAGCCAAAAGACGGTCCTCTGTTTGTAGATTTATTTCCGCAAGTGTCAGCTAACGCTGATTTTTCAACACAATTTCCCAAAATGACTTTTTATCAGCTACCTCAAGCCGATGGCGAAGCGGCAGTGATGCTTGGAATTGTTGCGCCAGCTATGGAGGTCGATTTCTATATTCGCGTCATTGCTACAGGCTCAACGCGAGGGAAATTTACTAAAGTATAAAATAATGATATAATAACCACAGATAAATAATCACGTCACGCTTACGGTAAACTGCGGTAATTCAATTAAGAGGAGAATTATGGCTTTTACCAATCCAGGAAAAATTGTTAGATTACGTTCTCGTCCGAATGGTCGGGGTAGTGCGTATGAAGCGAATATGTGGGCACAGCAGCATTCTGACGGACTGTTTTCAGGACGTGGAGTTGCTAGAAATACTGTAGCCGACATGAATGTGTTAGTGGGAGGAACAACCGATAACCCAGATGTCGTGCTAGGCAAATTACCGAGTGGCTTTTTGATTGCACTTGATATCGTCGGTCAGCAGGTTATTAGAATTACTGCACCAAGCTCTAACAAACGCATTGCAAGTGTTGTGGCTTATTCTGACAACATCGCACTAAACTCTACAGATACTAATACTACAGGCTCACCGTCATCATGCGGTTTAATCGTTGTTTATGGTTCTACCTCTGCTACACCAGTGGCACCAACTGAATCTCAGATTAGGCAGGCTGTGACGCAAGACGGCGCTACTGGCTCACAGGCTGTTATTGCGGTCATTGCTAATATCACAACCGAATCTTCCACAACTACAATTACAGATGAGATGATTGCTATTAATTATGGCAAGATCTCGTCGCACAGTATAGATTTGACGACCATGCCAGTTGCTGGATTTATAGCGACTAAGACCAACAACGACGTTAATGCTAAAAAACCGCTAAAAATGCAGTGCGGTCGTGCAAGGGTTGTTATACCTACTGACGCAATTGAAGCTACTGTTGTGGTACAATTTCCAGAGCAGTTTAATAGTGGTACAACGCCTGTTGTTACATGTACGTATAACGGCTACGGCAACGCTAGCGATCCGTGGACAGACGCACCAAATCCGTCTTGGGCTGGTGCAGTAATTGGGGCGGTTGCGGTCACTAATTCAGGGTTTACAGCAAGGTGTCGGCGATTTGATGGGGCTATGCTTAGAGGTGTGTATTACTTTAGCTGGATTGCCATAGGATAATTATTTTGTGTAGTATATCGTAACCGACAATAATCCGGCTGAGCCTGTATTAAATCGCAACTGCCAGCCACCGTTATAAAATGTAACTTTAAGCTGCGAGTTCTGTCCGCTTGGTGCATTCGGGTTGATATACTCAATCGGGTAGAAATCAGCACCAGCACGTATTCCGCCCTCTGTTTTTATAATCGTTAGGGAGGATGTTTTAGGAAGACCGATATCAATAATCTGTTCTACATTTCCTAACGAACGTGTATTCACCTCAAAAGTTTGTCTGAAGATATTTTTCCCATTTAGCCATTTTTGACCCGTATCTTGTTCAGTCGTGCTGTATTTATTACCTGGCATGGTCGTCAAATCTATACTGTGCGACAAATCGAGCTGACCCTTGATGTTTATGAGAAATGATATTATAATATATAAACATATCACGTCACGCTTACGGTAAACTGCGGTAATTTCAACTAATAATTTGAATAACCGCAGTTTTTTATGAGCAACACAGAAGTATCAGTAAAAGAGTTTGGGGCGTTAGAAGCGGACGTCAGACACATTAAGGAGGGTGTGGATAGGCACACCATCACGCTAGAGCGAATTGAAAATATCGCACGTACTAACGTTACTCAAGCTCAATTGAAAACATACATTGCCGAGCATGAAAAAGAATCAGAAGAAAAATACGTAAAACGCACTGAAATCGAAGGTGTGATGAATTTTTGGAGCCTTGTAACAAGTAATCTGGCGAAATTATTTGCTATAGCACTTGTAGGTCTAGCTATTTACGCAACTAACAACTTAATTCAGCAAAATAAAGCCGTTACAGAATTACAAGAAGAAGTTCAACAAACGCAAGTGAGGAGGAAATAATATGGTAGAAAAAGCACTAGCTTGGTTTTACGCACGTAAAGGGCGAGTTTTTTATTCGATGGAAAATCGGAATGGTCCAAATTCATATGACTGCTCAAGCTCTGTATATCACGCTCTAAAAGAAGCAGGTATTTTACCTGCAAGCTATTGGATTGGCAATACTGACACACTATTCGACGCCCTAGAGAAAAACGGCTGGGTGCGACTGCCTGAGGACGCTAACGGCGAAGCGGACACACAACGCGGAGATATTTTCATCTGGGGTATTCGCGGCAATTCAGGCGGGGCGTTGGGTCATACAGGAATGTTTGTCGACGCAGATAACGTAATCAACTGTCGCTATCAGGCGGGTATTGTAATAGATAATCACGACTGGCTCTGGAGTGCGTCAGGATATCCACCATATGCATTTTATCGATATGTAGGCAAACCAAAAGAAACAAAGCGTGTAGCGCTTCCTGAAGTCTATTATGCAGACGAGGTAGCAACTGTATTCGATTTACGACAAATTAGATGTAACCGATTGATTGATGAGTTCGATTGGGAAGATAACGGCGTACCCGTATCTGTAGCGGTAAAGACAGATAAAGACGGATATCTACTGGACGGTGAGATAAATACAGGCGATTACTTCCGAATTGTCGGCGGTACAGAGGTATTAGACGAAACTACCGAAAACAACAAACGCTACCTACAGCTGAAAATGGCGGATGATGGGATTTGGGTATTAGCAGAGCGAGTACGTGAATTAGCGAATGGAGATGCAGGCACGCCACGACCAGAAAGGCGACCTCAGCCACAACCAGCACCAAAGACGCCAGAGTTGCAACAGGCACCTCAAATCAAAGAAAAGCCACAGGAGCAACCGCTAGCGCCACAACCAACCAACGAAGATGTGATGAGGTCTATCGGCAAATTAAGTCAAGATATCGCTAAGAATAAAAGCCTATTAGAGAAGATTATCGATTTTCTGATGAGTATTTTTAAGTTTAAGAAATAAGGAGGAGATATGAAACTAGAAGCATTAAAGAACATTGACTATAAAGACGTGGCTATTCGTGCTGGATGGACGTTTATACAGACGTTTATCGCGACATTTTTACTAGCTGGCGTAAACTTAGTAAACTTGTTATTCGCAGCGAGCTGGCACGAGCTATATGCTCTAACAATGGCTACTGCATTGTCTGCAATTGCGGCTGGATTATCCGCGGCTAAGACTATTATCCTAGACTTAGTACGACAGATGAAAGAAGCCGTTGAATAATTCAGATAGCTCTGTAATCCTATAAAAAACTACTACTTTTGATCGAGGGTAGTTTTTTTGTTGAGTAATTCGGAAATTCCGAACAACTGAACTATTCGGAAATCCCGAACAGTTGAAAAACTCTATACTCGACTAATTTTTTTATTCATTTTTATGACTCTTATCTAATTCACCACGCGATGCAAGGTGATATGTTTCATTAGTCAGTTTTTTGATTGATTTAATTGGATCTACTCTGTGGAGAGATTCTCTTTGTATTTTTGCAATATCCGCCAGCCGCTCGTAACGAATCTCCTTACTCAAACCATCGCGAATAAACTGTGCATTATGAGTCTCTAGGTTTGACAGTATGATCAGCTCGTTTATACTAGCTACGTCTCTAATGTTTCTGCCTTGTCTCGCCTCGGCAAGGTTAGCCTTACGCCATTCTTTAGCTGTCATGCCGAATAATGCAAGATTTAGCAAGTCAGCCTCTCCTGCATAAGTAAAACTTTTATTCCATATCGGAGTTGTCGGTATAACTTTATCTTTGATCGCATCGGTATGTATTGTGTAATTAGTTTTTGAAAGTATGCGCTGCACATTCCATTCTAAATTATATTGATTACTCTCGATCTCAACGAGTCGCTGGTATTCCTTAATAAGATATAGTTTGAACGCAGCGCTAATCCAAGTACCAAACTCAAAGGCGATATCTTTGTGCGCATAGGTGCCACCGTAGCGCCCACTCTTTGATATTATTCCTATCGCATTCGTGGCGTTAACCCATTTTTGAGGGGACAGAACGAACGAGTTTAAACCTGCTTGTCTTTTAAACCCGTCGAATTCGACGGGTTTAAAATTTGGATTATTAAATTGCTCCCACAAACCAAGAAATTCAACAGTCTCTCTATTTCTCATCCAGTTTCTGATATGATCATCGCCCTCTATGTTCTTGACCATATCTGTCAGCGATATATAGTCGGCTCCGTCAATATTCATAACTGATATAGTCTGGTTGTCAATAGTAAGTTTGCGCTTTAATATCATGGTTCAATAATACTATTATAGAAAGGAAATTGCCAGTTATTCGGACGCTATTTTCTTAGTGTCTATTTTATTCGGGTTTTCCACAGGTTTAACAAGGGCGATGAAAAATGTCGAAAAATCTCTGACTTTTTTTGGTAAAATGTGTTGACATACGGCAACACGTTTGCTATACTTAAGACATGGTTGAGGGGCAACCAAGTAACAATTAACAATTCGGCGGCAAGAAAGAGAGTAAAAATGTTCAAATCAACCTTTCAGTTTTTCAGAATTAAAATCACTGTAAAATTGGAGATTGTAAATAAACGAAAAATCAAAACTAGAAAATAAAACCTAGAAAACACAAACACTAAAAAATAAACAGCCCCTCAACCGCCGCCGCCAAGAAAGGATAAGAAAATGGCAATATTTACAGGATGGTACTATAACGGCGACCAACCAACACAAGAATTAAAATTTGAGGCAGATAAGAGCTTGAAGGGCGATACAGAGGAGCTTGAGGCGATTATGAGGCGGGAGATGCGTAAACGATTCAGCAGAAGCACGGCTGAGAATGCTACAATTGAGAACATCTCTATTGAATTCGATGAAGCAGCAATGCTCGATAGTATTGTTGAAACAGTAAAGAGTTTAGACAGATATAAAGATTATGAAGCAGTAGTTGATGAAGACGGTACTATTCATTTTTACGATGACGACGATGAAGAGGCTGAGATATTCGTAGCTAGTGAAGCTTTACAGGAAGCTATCGACTATATGCTACAGAGTGGTACAGAAGAGGCTGAAATTCGCTACGACGGCTTGAAATACTTTACCGTCAATGCTATTTATTAAATATTAACAGCCCCGCCCGAGGCGTTATATCGGGCGGAAAGGTAGAATGTGAAAAATAAGCACATACATATAAAAGTTTCAGAGAGCGATCACGAAATGATCACTAAGCGAGCTGCTGAATTGAATATGACAGTTAGCGAATACATACGACGATTGGTCGTTGCTGACGTTGCTGTTGCGAAATCTAATAAATAGTGATAAACTGCAAACGCATGGTTTGAACATCCGTGCTCTCTTTCCGCCCTCTGAAAATGGGGGCGGATTTTTGATGTCTTGACTTTTATTCAAATATTTGCAATACTAGTAATGATCACACATCAGGCATGCCCTCGCAAGAGGGTCCTTATTAGTCCCTCGCCAGCGCGTTAGTCTGGAGGGGGATTTTTTGTATTCCCAAAAAAATAGAAAATTCTTGTCAAGCCTAAGCACTAACGGGCATTGTTTGGATTTTCTCATATAAACACAACACCCTAATCTAGTGATGGTGCTAGTTAGATTTGGGCTTAAATTTGGAGGGTTAACAGAGGTGAAAACGCATCAATTGCAATCCCAATCTCAATCTAAAAGATTTCCTGAAAGAAATCCCAATCTCAATACCAATTACAATTGTTTAGTTAAGTCAGATGATAAAAAGCCGATGGACAAGTGGCAAAAGACACGTCGAGCTGAATCTATTGCATATCAGCTTTGCGATAAATTCAATAATCACGACTACTTTTCGTTCTATTGTAAGGTGGCATTGAAATTGCCAGAATATAGAGTTTGGCAACTGGTAGAGGAGGCTCAACGTGGTCAACAGCCAGCACGCCTATTCTCGTTCCTCTGTAAAAAGGCAGGCGTATGACATTTGGCACTAAAGCAGCCAGACGTAAACTTATTGAACGGATTAATAAGGCTAAAACAGATCGAGAACAACTTAGACTATTACGTAAGAATAAAAATGGCTGTGAACACGAATGGAAGACGTATAAGCAGATTATCAAGATTGATTATTTCGCTACCGTTATGAAGGGTCAAATACGTAAATATAGCGGTCCAACAGCGCCATATTTCATAGTTAAAGGCTGCCATAAATGCCGTGAAAAGCATTACATTGACTTAAAAAATCTGTAGAATGAATATTTGGGGTGCGTAAGGTGATATGTCAACATAATGTCATTTAAGGAGAGAAGAATGACACCATCCATATTAACCACCACCTCAAAAACAGCCGTAATTGATGATCTACATCACACAGAGTCTGCATTTCAGACAGACTACTATACCGAAAATATACGCGAGCTAGCATTTCAGTTTATTCATTATTCAGCAGTCGTAGAGGATATGTCGCCAGCGACAATTGCAACCAGGGTGGTTCGCCTCAAACACTTCGTCAATTTCTGCAATGAATTACATAAAACTAACATAACCGAGCTGTCCGTCAGATGGCTCGATTTTTATTTCTATGAATATCGAAAAACTCATGCTGGATCAACCACTAACACTGTCAAGCGGGTCATTAAAGCGTTTTTCAAATGGTGCTACGAGCGCATGAATGTGAGTTGTATTAATCCTGACCTCATTAAATCGCACAAAAACGCTAAGCCGCGCCCAAGATACATACAGCATCAAGTTATCCAGTCAGTCCTCCGAAAAACAGCTGAGAATAGCAGAGATCAGCATATAAACATGCTTGTCGACTTCGCTTACGACACTGGGCTGCGCATTTCAGAAATAGCTAGGATAAGCTATAAGGATATTGATGGGTTAAACCTGTATGTCAAAGGGAAAGGGTCCAAAGATCGCACAGTGTTTCTCACTCACCGCTTAAAAGAGAAGATAGATGAATTTGCTACAGATTATAACCGCTTTACTGGTCCTCTGTTCAAAGTAAATGATAAAACTGCCAGAGTGCAGCTACAGCGGGCTTTTAAGAAACATGCTGGAATCCATATGACGCCTCATCAATTACGTCACAGTTTCGCTGTTCGGTTGCTAATTGCTGGCTGCGACCTCATGACAATACAGAAGCTGCTAGGGCACAGTGATATCTCGACGGTCCAAATATATCTTCAAATTAAAGATGAGTTGGCTGAAAGTCAGTTCTATAAAGCTATGGATAAAGCTCAAGGCTATTGACATATTTAACCGACTTTGCTATACTAAGGGCAGTTGAGAAGAGCAATTGCCCTTCCAGGTATTTTTACACCAATGACTCTTATGGCTCTCTACCAGCTAAAAGGTATAGCAGCCAGAAATTGTACCACCAAAACGGAACTGTTGTGGTGGACAGTCGTAGTTATGGGGAGGCGCACCTCACCAAGTTCCTACGA